CTGCTTCACCACCTTGGCACGGCCGCAGTTTGGCTTGTGATACCAGCGTCGCGGCTCGGTGGTTTGGAAGTCCACGCCGCAGCCTTTGCAGCTGCGAGTTTCTAGCGCCATTACCTTGAATGCCATCTTGCCTCCTGAATAGGCTTGGTGCAGGGAGATTCAGGCTCCCTGCTTCTTGACCTTATCACGATCACGCTTGGCAAAGCCCTTACCCTTGAAGTGGACAGGCGTGGCTACCAGTTGCAGGATCATCCAAGGTCCACACTCGCAGCGTGGTCGGACTGGCTCGTAACTAACTTGCAGTCGCTGTTCGATGCGGCCGCAGGTTGGACACTTGAACTCATACAGCGGCATTAGGTACCCAGTCCTTCCCAGCCCAGTAGGGCTTGCCGCTCTTGCGCTCTTGCGTGCGGCGGCAGTAGCTGCACTCGCCGCAGGTTGGAGAGTCTGGCACGATGTCGCGCTTGCACTGGTTGCAGTACAGGACACGAGCGCAGGCTCGGCGCTTGCCAAGCCCACGGATGTCTCCAGGCTTGCACAGGTGTTCGATCACTTCTTGGCTCGGCGCTGTGCGCGGTTGGCGATCTCTGTCTGCCCAACGCCTAGCCTGATCTTGCCTGACTGGATGGACTGGAACAGCGGCTCCCACTTCTCTGCGTAGACCTTGTCAGCGTCGTACTCGTCCATCGTTGCGGCTAGTGCGGCTCGGTCGATCTCGCCGCTCTGGGTCGCAATGTAGTTGAGGTGGAGCGCCTCTAGGATCTCCAAGACATTAGGGATGAAGGCGAACGACTCGTGGAAGTCCTCCCAGTGAACCTGACCATTGACGATGTGACCGTGATCACGCACCAGCTCTGGCTGCGCCGTGTGATTGCTGACGATGCAAGGCGTGCCGACGCTCTGTGCTTCGATGACAGGCAGCCCAAAGCCCTCAGAGCGTGACGCTAAGAGCAGCACATCGGCAGAGCGCATTAGGCGAGCCACCATCTCTGCCGGTACGCCTGCGCGCATCTGGACTGAGTTCACCCAGCGGATGCGATCCTCTGGAGCGCCGAGCGCCTTCAGGAGTGGGATCAGGTTGATGCCGTCCATATGGCCCCACTTGTCGGTGTGCAGGTAGAGGTAGGCATCCTTGTGGATTGCGGCGAACATCGTCCAGGCGTGGAGCATCTCAGGGAACGACTTGCGCTTGCCCTTGTTCATCGCCGTGATGATGGTCAGGTGCGCGTCCTCTGGCACGCGGAGCAGGTTGCGGACTGGCTGCACATCGGCATTCCAGATCGAGCGGTCAATGGCGTGAGGGATGTAGGTCAGGCGGTCTCGTGGTACGCCAGCCTGAAGCAAGAGGCGCTCGCCGTTCTTGCTCATCGCCACGATGTACTTGTTGCCACCCTTGATGCACCACTCAGCCACGCGGCGTGGCACAGGCGAGTGATCCACCGGCACCCAGCAGACGAGCGGCAACTCGTGCCACGCATCGGCAACGCCAGTCCACACATCGAACAGGGTCAGCCCAAAGGCTCCAGGCTCTCGTGCGGCTAGGGCGATGTTCTCTGGCCCTGAGTCGTTGGCGTACTTCAGCAAGCCCTCGGCGTAGATCTTGATGCCGTTCCACTCCATATTCACAGGAGCGCCGTAGTTGGCAGCCACGCTGAAGTCGTGACCTGCCGCGAGTGCGCGCAGTCCGAGCTGCGCGATCTGCGTGCCGTAGCCGGTCGGTGCCATTGGCGTGTTAGAGACTGCGACGATCTTTGCCATTGAGTCCTCCTACTTGTGCTTAGTCACCTTGCCGTGACAGGTCCTGCATAGCGTCCTCAGCATATAGGTCGGCACGATCAACGCGCCACCCTCAGCCAGTGGAACGAGATGGTCGGCGGTGAGTGGGTTGCTTGGGTTGTTATCCCTCTGGCCGCACAGTTCGCAGAAGGGAACCTCTTTGCGCTTCTGGATCGAGAGCCTCCGCCAGTCAGGCGTTCGATAGGGCGATGGTCCACGGTTGCGCGCCCACTCGGTCGCCTTACGCGGTCCACAGACATTGCAGCGGTCACCGTGCGTGGTGAGTACGCCGCAGGTCAGGCAGGGGCGCTGGGTGCGCTTCACGCCTTGGGGAAGTTAGGGAGGCTCAGGTAGGGAGCGATGATGCGAGCGAGATGCTCGGTTGCGCGCTCCTCTGCGTCCTCCAGTTGCGGCTCTAGGACAGCCCACGCCAACTTGCCGAGTGACTCCTCTAGCGTCTCGGTGACGCGCGCATATCGAGCGAGCACTAGGTGCAGCAGCTCGTGGGTCAGGATCAGGCGCTGCTTCTCTGGGGTCTGCGCCCAGAAGTCGTGGCTGACGCGCAGGTCAGCGGTTGGCTGCTGGGCGTGTGCGTCAATGTCTGCCCAGGCATCGACATCGGAGGCGGCCTCAACGATGGTGAGTTCCCACGAGTCAACGCCGAGAAGTACCTGCGCCTCTGCTACCCACTCTCGGAGAGCGATGAACTTGTCCTTCGCCTTAGCCATTTGCCCTCCTGTAGTGGTGGAGCAGGAGTGGAGTCGCACCACTCGTTCCTTGCTGACCGGCAATAGCCGTGATGGTCGTGCAAGCGTCTACGCTGCCCCAGGTTAGACCCTGCCGATGGGAGGACTCCACCGGCAGGGCGAGTGACGGCAGCACACCAAAAGGTCGCGCCGTCGCCGAGAAAGCGTACCGCATCATCCTAAGATCCTGAGTGGGAGCGGCGACACAGGTCGGAGTGGGCAGGTGCCATCCCAGCAGGTCGGAGTCTTCTCCTCATCGCCAGCGCAGACGCGGCACATCAGATCTACAGCAGCTGCGTAGCGCTGCAACTTCGCGGAGTATTCAATCTCGGTCTCATCGTTCACGCGAGCATTGATCCAGTAGAGGTCAGCGTCAGTGACGAAGGTGCCGCCGTAGTAGCGCTCTCGCGCCCAGTGAATGCTCTTGCCAAACTGCGGCATCAAGTTGAAGAGGGCGTTGAGTTTGACTTCGAGCTTCACCGACCAAGCGGCACAAGCCTGCTGGAACTCTCGCTGCTCTTTGGTAACTCCCTGATGGTTACCGCCAGCACTCCTCTGCCGAGCGGCGCGAGTTGAGAGAACGCGGCTGGGCTTAGGTCGATGGCTCTGCTCTGACTTGTCCACGGTCGTTTGAGATCCCTCCTACAAAGACCGGCGCACTCATCCCTGACCACGACGGTCACACAGCGAGTCGGCTGGTCCTTCCTACAGACGCGGAGTGTATACGGTTTGGCGTAGTAGGAGAAAGAGGCGACTGCGGCGTACCAGATCCTCTCTCCGCCACGGCCGCCCTGTGCCTTGGTGAGGTACGGAGTGCAGGTATCAACGCGCCCAAAGTTGGTCACGCCCTTAGGGCAGCGCGCGCCGTACCAGGTGGCGACACCCTGTGTCGGCACGCCGTGTGGCGTGAGGTCTGGTCCAGTGCTGCCGGTGAGCAGCGCTAGTGCCAGCAGCAGCGCTGTCAGCTGCTCGTGTCCAGTAGGTCGATGAAGTCCTCAAAGTCAAGGATGATCATCGAGCGGCGCTTGGTGCCAGGTCCAGGTGCGTCGCCTACGACGAGCGCTGAGATCTGACTAGCGTTGCCATTCACCGAGCGCAGCCAACCGTCGTAGCGCTCTGAATAGGAGCCGTTGCCCACCTTGCACTGGATGGCGATCCAGTCGGACTGCACATCGATCTTGCCGCCGAACTGGCCCACGCGAACGCCGCCGATCTTTTCGGCGACCTCTCGCTCAAAGGCGTTGCCCTTGTTGCGTGCGCGCTTGCCGCGCTTCGCCTTCTCCGCGTTCTGCTCGTCAATGTCTAGGTCGCTCATCTTGCTCACTTTCGTACCAACCTTCCCAGTCGAGCCTGACCACCATCCGAGAGGGTGAAGGCTGACTGATCTACTTCTAGGTGACCTGCCTTCAGCAAGTCTGCAATGGTCTTGCGGTTGAAGATGTGTTCGTTGAGAAAGAACCAGCCGTCCGGTGCAGCTGCATCAGCGTAGCGGATGCTCAACTTGGCAAACTGCCGACCGATCTTGGGGTCATAGCACCACGCATCTGCGCCCTCTTGCACGCACTTGATGCCCTCATCCAGCTCAGGGGTGAGGATCTCGATCTGACTCACTTCACGCACGCCTTGTGCCGCCACTCAAAGCGTCGGCCCTTCTCGTGAATCACGAGTACGCGCGTGCCAGGGAACACCTGCCGCTTAGGGTCGGTGTAGTCAATGACCTTGCCGCAGTCGGTGCAGTTGGTCACCGTCCATACCGGCGGCTTGGCTGCTCCTGCGCGCTTGGTCTTTACGCCTGCCACTGCAATGCCCTCCACATCCAGACCACTGTTGCTGCCGTGGTGAGCAGGAAGATAAACGACGGTACAACACCGATGCCACGCTTGATACTAATCGGCAGGGAGGCGAAGACCACCAAGAAGAGCGCGGTGTTGATGACAATCAGCGTCACGCCGACATAGGCGAAGGCGCTCACAGGTCAGCCAGACCTGAGAGCAGCGCCATCCGGTCGTTGGCGACCTCAATGGCTCCCTCAATCGTTGGCGCTTGGAAGGTCAGTTCCTCTCCAGCCGTGTCGATGAGAACGATGGTCCAGGTCACCTGATTCTCTTGATCGGCGAATGGGTGCTCGACACGCACTAGTCCGTCGTAGTGGTAGCCGAGCTGCGCGGCGCGTGTCTCTAGTTCGGTCAGGTCAGTATTGCTCACGATTCCTCCTCATAGGATGACTGCCAAAGACCGTTATTCACCATATGCTTACGCAGGATCGCGTAGGAGTCCTCCGCTGTCAAGTCTGTTGTGTCGATCTGCAAGTCGTACTCGGTCTGGAGGTAGCCAAACTCGGTCACATCGCTGACCCCTTGCAGCACCCCACGCCGCTGTGTCCGAGCCTCCGCCGTAGCGTGGACCCTGACGATCACGATGCCTGGGATGTGGTGCCGGAGGTAGTGCGCCTCTAGCGGCAGCCGTACATCGTCTACGGCGACGAGCCGGTTGGCGCTCTTGACCTTCAGATACTCGGCGTGCCACGCCTTGATCCAGAACGATGCGTCTAGCTCGCGCAGCTGCGCGCCGATCTCCTGCAAGATCTCGCGGCCAGACACTTCGACATCCAGTCCTAGGCGACGCTGGCTGTAGTGCTTACCCTTGTCAAAGTCCTCCCCATAGCCCAGTGCAGCCACGGTGCGGATCGTCTCCGCAATCGGCAGCACCGTATACGGATGCACGCGACGCTGCTCCAGCATCGCCGCGAGCGTTGACTTGCCAGAGCCTTGCGGCCCTACGAATGCGATGTTCATCGGTTGACCCTCCTGAGGTAGTCGATCCACATATGAACGCGCTGTGGATAGCGCTCAAAGAATCCGATGGCTCGGTTGCAGGGTGAGCAGAGCAGCGCCCTGACACACTTGCCACACGAGATCGGCACTCCCTTTGTCCTGCCGGTACTGAGTGTCTCGTAAGTGCAGCAGCGCGGATCGTGATCCACCGTCACCGCCCTAGTCTCGCCAAAGCGGAGTGGCTCCTTGCACGCTCCACATCGATCAGCCTGTGCCAGCCGTAAGGCCGTGTACTGCTCCATCGTCATCCGATGGTTGTAGAGCGTGTACCGCAACACCCTCACAGCTCGTTGGTCCTCAGTCTCTTTCTCCCTCCAGGCTCTCGTTGCCAGAGCGCGCTTGCTCGGCTGCTCTTGCTTACGCATTCTTCTTCAGTCCTAGAATCTCGTTCAGTGGCGTGAGCCTTCCAGAGCCAGAGCGTTTAGGGGATATAGGGGTTCTATTCTTTTCTCCTTCTCTTTCTCTTTCTCTGTCCGTTGACCTACCCCTGTTTTGATCTCGCCACTTTTGTCCACGAGAGGTCGAGGTGGGGTCGACTTGATAGCGAGAGTAGTTCGACACGGCGATGACTCCGTCTCCAGATTCTGTCAGGAGACCACTTTTCAACAGGCCGTCCACACCCCTGAAGAGGCGTGCGCCGATGACGGTCTTCAGGTGCTGTCGGTTCTTGAAGATGCCACCGGATCGCAGCAGCTTCACCTCACCGATGATCGTGATGAACGCGCGGAACTGCGTGTCAGTCAGCGCCGAGATCTCTGCGTCTCGGTGTGCATTTGCTACCCACTTGAACCAAACCATTCGTCCTCCGCTCTGTGTTAGTGGCTGGGAGAGGTGGAGGTCACCAGTCTCTCCCAGCCGTAGATGATGCCGCTCAACCTAGAACGGCAGGTCCTCAATCGCTGTCTCCAGCTCAGGGTTGCCATCGTGCAGACCCTTCGCCTTGGCGGCAAGCATTGCCTCACCCTCATCGCGCACCTGGGCGTTGACCCACGCGATGCTCGGCTTCCGCTTGCAGAAGTCGCCGTTCGACTTGCCAGAGCAGGCGTAGAAGGCGCTGTACTCCTTGCCAGCCTTGCTAACACCGGCAGGCTTGTGCGACCAGGCCGTGCGGTGGTCTGGGCATTCGCCCTCTGCGAACAGCATTGCTGCTGCTACGGCCACATCGCTCGTGGAAACCGACGGCTGAGATACCCTCACAGAATCAACGGAGAGGGGTCTAGGAGCCACGGAGAGGCTCGCGCCTGTGCCTGACGCATAAAGAGACCGCCCCACACCATTCTGGGCAGCGCAGCGGCGCAGAGCGTCACTGGCGGCTGACTTGAGTGGCTCGTCATCCTGCGCGCTGTTGGGATAGCCAAAGTCCTGTCGGACGGTGGTGACCCCATCGATCACGGCGATCAGGGTGCCGTGGACCACGAAGCGTGCTGCGTCGGCGACCTTGACCTCAAACTGCCAGCCAGCCAAGCCCAAGACATCGTCTAGGCGCTGAGCTACGGCTCGTGCATCTGCGTAGGTGAAGGTCATTCCGCCGCGCCCTGGGCGCTGCTTCAGATCTGTGCCGGTGAACGGTGCGGCCAGTGCCGCTGCGATTTGCTTACTCATTCTCTGCTCCTCCAATGGTCTCTACAGGTAGCAACTGCTCGGCTACCAGATTCAATGAACTCGCCTTTGCAATGTGACCGCTCTCGAATACCGTTCCCTCCTTCACCTCATATGCCAGATAGAGATACTGGCTCTTATCCATCACTCCGAGCAGCCACGCACGCTGGTACTTATCCGCGTGGGGTGGCCCATTGCGGTCCTCTCCAGGCGCGAGCTGCAAGTGAACGAAGGCGTAGTAGTCCACCGCTTGATGGTCTCGGATGTAGTCAAAGACGCTGACCTCAACATCGTTGGCTGCCGGTCGACTCCAGCCCTTGCTCTTCACATCGACCTTCAGACCGCAGACCACATAGTCGTGCGTCGTGAGGTCCACTGGGATGAACGGCATCTTGCGCTCGCTGAGTACCGCCTCAAACACGGCCTGACCTAGCACGCCAGTCCAAGTGGTGTTGCCGTCCGCCTTCTCCTTTCGGAAGCGCAGCGCGCTGCTGGACTGCGCCTGCTTGAACATCTCTTCAGCCCTGACCTTGATCGCGGTGGTGAGTTCTACTTCAATCACGCCTGATCCTCCTTGCCGCCAAAGACGCGGAATACTCGCGCCCCTGGCTTCTCTGAGGTGAAGCGTGTGACCGCCTCACCGTAGGTGTCTGGAGCAACCGTTCGCAGGACATCTGCGATGCTCTCCCAGTCCACCTTGACGCTGCTCTTGTTGGTCTTCCAAGTGGCAAGCCAACCCTGACCCTTGACTCCTTCGCCGTCGGCGATGGCTTCCTTGATGGCGATTGCCATCTCCTTCAGCGCGGCATCGGCAGCCTCTGCCTCAACCTTCGCTTCGATGTAGAGCCGCGCAATGTGATCCAGCTGCGGATCAGCCACGGCGTAGGTGTTGTTGCTCTGCGGCTTGACTTCAGCGAGCGTGTCGCTGTCGTTGCCGGTCAGAGGTGGCGGAGTCTTGGACTGCACCAACTCGCGGAACAGGACGGCCTTGTCAAACAGTTGCGTCTGGTAGACAGGGTCAGCCTCCACGCGCTCAATGCGGAACACCAAGCCAGAGAGCAGCACTGCGACATCGCAGTACGACGCGCCAGTGATGAACATCTGCCATTGCACCTGGTCGACATATTCAGGCGGCACTGGGTACAACTGCCAGCGGCTGCTCGTTGAGGTCTTGATCTCTACGAGACCGTCGGTGTCGCCCACGATGGTGCGGTCCAACGATGCCATCGCCCAAGGGTGTTCCTTCAGGCGCACGATGCCGTTGCTCTTTCGCAGCTTCTTGCCAGTCTCGGCGGTGTAGTAGTCGGCGACTGCCTGCTCTAGCAGTTGACCGCGCTGTGCGGCCGCTCCGACTTCCTGCTCACCGACCTGACCAGTCAACTCCGCCCAGAGTCGGTAGGCGGTCTTGTACGGCGACGAGCCGTTGATGGCGGTGATACCGGTGGCGGTGATGCCGCCCTTCCGCATCTCGAACCACTCTGGACTCCGCTGCGGTGCGGATACAAACTCAAAGCGCTTGCTCA